GCCGTGCCCCCCATCCAGCAGGGACGGGAGGCGACCTACCAAGCGGGAAAGAACGGCGTGAACCGTGCCGAGATGTTCCGTTTCAATCCCGGCAAGCAACAGGTCGTATTTCCGAAACACCATCCTTATTATGACGTAAGCCAACGCGAACGGGAAGCGGTACGGGACGCCCTTCATCCGGGGGAGAAAGAATATATGGTGGTACCGACCACCGCCGGACAGCTTCGTATACATAGCGGGCATGGCAAGGGAGAGCGGAAAGAAAACATCCGGGTCGGCTCTTATTTCGCCAACAAATACGGCTACGAGATCGACCTGCTGGATAACCCGGACGGCGTGAAATCGGCGGACAGCTACAACCGGACGTTGGGGTATGAGGAGGAATACAAGGTCAGCCAGACGCCCTCCAAGAACTCCATCGACCGATTGATCCGGGACGCCAAGAACCAAGCCGACCATATCGTGCTTTGGATCGATTCGGATATATCGCTTGAGGATTTGAGTGCCGCCTTGCGTTCAAGGGTGCGCCGTTCTGATAACATACGGACCATTACGATCGTGATAAACGGGAAAGATGTAAGTCTGACACGGGCCGAGATCGTATCGGAGGGCTTTAAAATACGACTGGCAGACCTGAAGTAATCAAATCTGCCAGAAGGGGGCTCACGGCCTTTCGGCTTAGAACCGCCGCAAATATACAAAACATATCAATATGGACAACAACGATTTCCTAAATAATGTCATGCGTGACCTGAAAGTCGAGCTGGATGACGAATTTGACCGCAACTTCGAGCGGAAGGCCTTCTTCGACCGGCCGTGGGCACCGCTCAGTCCGAACTACAATCCGTCGGAGGGATCGATGTTGATGCGCACCGGTGCCCTCCGGCGCAGTCTGCATAGCCGGATAGACGGCACGAGGTTGATTTATGAAAGCAGCCTGAAATATGCCGGATTACAGAACTACGGCGGCACGGTGCGGCAGGACTTCGTCCCCTCCGACAAGATGCGCCGCTGGGCATGGGCGAAAGCCCGTGAACGCCGTGAACAGGGTGACAAACCCGGCGAAGAGAAGTTCCGCCGTATGGCCCTCGCCAAACGGATCAGGCGGACGATTTCAGTACCAGCCCGCCCCTTTATCGGCGAGCATCCCCGTATAAGGGAAATCGCCGCGGAAGTGGTTCGGGAGAATGCTGAAAAGACATTGGAAGAGGCTAAGCGAGCCTTCAAATCATAAATTACAAATCATAAATCATGAAAGAGATTTTGGAAGCCGTCATGCGGCGGCTAAAAGAGCAGGTTCCCGATCTGGCTTACGTCAGCGAAGACTGGGGACAGATGGATTATTACAACGAAGCCCCGCCGGTAAAGTTTCCTTGCGCGCTGATCAGCGTGAGCCACATCAGCTTCGAGTCGGAAACGTGGGGGTTGCGCCGTGCCCGGCTGACCTTCCTGATCCGTATTGCCGACTGTCCCGTTCTCACGGGTAACATGGCCGCTCCGGAACAGCACCGCAGCCGGGCATTCGCTATCTTCGACTTGATGGAACAGGTGGGCAATTGCCTGTATGGGTTCGGTACCGATGCTTTCAACGATATCGAGCAGCAGGAGGTCACCCGTTACAACCGTGAGGACGCGATCCGCGAATACGCGATGACTTTCACGACCGGGTATGCGGTGGAATCAGAAGAGGGATAACTGCCGGTCTTCATTGCGGGTACGTTCTTGGTGGATGTTCACCCCGATGTAATTCAAGAACGTCCGGTAGCACATCGGATAAACCGGATAGACGTACCGCCGCCACACCTCTTTGTAGCAGCGGTCGCGCCTACCTGGTTCATAATGCCGCCTCACGATGTCGCAGACAAGCGCAATGCGTTTTAATGTATTCCGGTGATAACCCATAGAACAGATAAACCAAACAACCTTTGTTTGAACAAAGATAAAAGGCCCGGAAAGTTATTACAACCATTTCCGGACCTTTCTCTTGTAATGTTATCATATTTCTTATAGGACGCTTTTATATGTTGTTTTTGATAACACTTTCTATATCTTCAACCGCTTTTAAAATCGCCACGGAGCTTTGTCGGAGTTTTTTGTTCTCCTCTTCAAGTATAGCAATCTTTTCCCTTTGTAACCCGCTTGTTTCAAGGAGGCGGAGATAATCGTGCCCCGTTCTTAACAAGGCTCTTGAGGCCTGTTGGTGACCTGTTTCACGTTTTATCTCCTGCAACATCCTGTTGTCATCTACGGTTAGATTGCGAATCAAAATGTTTTTAACCATCACTCTTATGTCGTTATTGATTCTTTTCTGCTTCTAGATGTTGTAATCGTTTCAAATGATAGACCACAGCCTCGAAAAACTCAAGGCTTCTCTCACTCTGCCGCTTGGCAATCCGACTTCTTAACCGTGGAATACGTTCTTTAATCAATTCCGCTGATCCCTCCGCGTCCTTGATACATTGGGAAACGCTGGGCACTAAACCCATTTGACGTGCTGTTGTCGTATCCATGTCTTTTTAGTTCATTAGTTGATCCATCCATTCAACAGCCTCTTCAATAGAAGCGGCTTTTTTAAACTCTTTGGTAACACAATATCTCATATACTCACAACAAAGTTCCCCAGAGTCATTAAAATATATGTTATAGGCTCCGTTATCGTCCGCTCCGGTACAGGCTATCCCCAATTCCAACGCTTTTTTCACATTTTCTTTATCACGGGAAAAATAAGCATGAGTATCACCACCGCACCCCTCTAATCCCACCAATCTTATCAATGGTTCCATATTCATATTCTTTAGTAGTTATGATTCAGATAAATATTTTATCAAACTCTCTTTGTCTTTGAAAAGTCTTTTATCCCATTTGGGATAATTGTTTCTGGGCACACTAAGGCCGTCAGACAGTTTATAAACCATAAGAAAACCATCATCAATATAGGATATCTCAATGGTTATTTTGCTTATGGTTGAACGGACAATGTTATCCCCGCTTAGATAGCATACGCCGTCTCCTACATTAAATTCGGTATCTATATTCATATCTTTTTAGAGTTGAGTTATTCTACAATAGTATATTCGCATAAGTCATCGGGGAAAATCTCAACAGTCCGCTTTTTACCTTCCGGTAAAGCGGATACTCTGGCATTACCTAAGTATTGAAAGATACATTGTTGGTATCTGTTAAGCACCTTATATTTCTTTCCATCTTTTTCAATAGTCATCCCTTTCTTGATAGACTTACCCGTAGAATCAATGAGGTATTTATCAAGAAAAGATTGCTCCAATCTTTCTATTTCCTCTTTAAAAGGGGCTATCTTCTTTTTATACTCTTCTTCAATCTGATTGATTTTAGAATATATCCAACGGACATCTTCTGTTAGTTTCTCCGCATCTGCTATTTTTGATTTGTATGTATCGTTGTTCATATTCAATTGTTTTTAGTTGTTAGTTTATCTTATCTTTTACTGCAATAGCACATGTAACCATCATTTCAATGGAGACAACAAGAAGTCCAAGCCAAAAATTAATTCTAAAAGCCACTACGGCCAGAACGACAAGAAACAATATGTAACCGGTCAGGCCTATCAAGCCAAAAATAATTTTATTCATACGCCTACTTTCTTTATTAATAATATCTGCTCCGATTTATCTCGGAACAGCTCTTGCTTGATCATTTGAGTCCATACCTTCAGTATTTTTTATAAAACCGCCTTCTCCTCCGTATTTGTGATAACTCGAAAAAGAAGGCGGTTTTTATTTTCCCGTATGCCTACGCGACCCTCCACTCTTATGTGGCGTCTTCCGGCATATAAGCCGATACATACGTTGTTACCTCGCACGATACGATTACCCGACCGGTGCCTTTACACTGCGGGCAAATCGTACCCTCCTTCCTTCCCTTACCCTCGCAGACCTTGCAGACCACGATATGCGGTGGGATCGTCTTTTCACGTTTGAGTGCCGGGGATTCCGTTTTGACAGGTTCCGCCGGTTTTCTTCTGAATTTGTTTAAAATGTTGCTCATATTCATTTTGATTATCTATTCTTACCTGTTTCATCCGGCTGCCAGGCGATAGTTACGACCGCCTTCAGACGTTTATTCCCTTTACACACGGGGCAATCCTGCTTGATGCGCTCTCCGTAATCATCCACTCCCCAGAACCAGCCGTTGCCGTGGCAATAACTACAGGGGAAGCCGCCGAACTCGACCCGTTCGACAGGACACTCTTTCGGGAAGAGCGGCGGCTGGATCAATAGCGCGTGTTGTTGCTTGCTCATGCCTCTGTCATTCCTAATGGTATCGCTATCCATGCCCCGTTGTCGTTCTTGACCTCAGCCCGGATGAACTGTTTGCTGATGGCCGGTTGGTAGGCTTCCTCGATGATCTGCACGCCTTCCATGAAACGCTCGTCTTCCGATTCCTCGGCTATCTTGCGAAGCTGGACGATACGGCTTGCCTTCAGCGTTCCTTGCGCGTTACGGGCCAACAGGCGGAGTACCATTTTTACGAGTGCCTTCGTTTTCTTGTTGTCGGCAAGCCCCTCGATATACTCCTTTACGATGGCGATGCCGTCCTCCACCGTGTCGCGGTAGCCGTCGGTCTCATAATACCCTACGGTGATACGCTTGTCCCCCGCCGTATTGGTGAAGGTGTCCGTGCGTTGGCCGTCTTTTTTCAACTTCAAGACTTCCGACTTCATGTCGATCACACGGCGGAAGTTATTCAGTACGCCGTTTTTCACGGTCTTGATGCAGTCGCTGACCGCTTGCAAGTCCGGGATCGCCTCCTCGATCGTTTCGTCCACCAGTTCCTTGTAGGCCTCGCGGTCACGTTTGGCCTGTTCCTTGGCTCGTTTGGCGGCCTGTTCTTTCCTGAACGCTTCAAACTGTCTCAGTTCCTCGTCCGTCATTTCGACTGTTTGTTTTGTTGCTTCCATGTTTTTTCTTTTTTTGAATTGTTACACATCTGTTTATTCTGAGTTTCTTTGTATTTCATATATTCCCGGCAGAGGTAGTCGATGGATCGCTCCAGTTTCTCGATCTCCTCGTCCCACTCCCGCAGCAGCCGGCGTTGCGCCTCCATATCCTTCACCGGCCGGGTGAGCAGCGTGTCGACCAGAAAGTCGCGCTCGCCTTTCAGGTAGTCCAGACGGCGGCGCAGGCGTCCGCCCTGTTCCTCGATCTCATCAAGTTTGTCTTGTAGGGGTATATAGCGTGCCATTGTCAATCCCCCTCCTTTTGTTTCCGGCGGATAGCGCGAATCTTCTTTAATAATGCCTCCAGTTCCTCGTAATCGAGCCGGGCAAACCGTTTGCCGGCGATCCGTTTGTCGAGGCAGAAGGCATCGACCCTCTTCCAGTCGGCGGTATCGACACCTGACAGTTGCATCTGGTGAAGCACGGCCGACCGCTTGCTTTTCAGGATACGCATGGCCTCGGTCTCTTCGGCGCGTGTCAGCTTCTCCATCGCACGGATGGCTTCGTTGTATTCGTGGAGCGACATTTCGCACAGGCTGTCGGTACGCCCGTTCGTGAACTGAAGCACGATCTCTTCCTTGCTCGCTCCCGGCATCTGTTTCAGCAAGCCGTAGAAAGCGGCGTAATTGTCGGGCTTTGCGTAGCCTTGTTTGGGTTTCATTTGTATTACTTTCATATCTGATTCGTTTTAGATTAAACCGGCTTCACGTGCTCCCTCTTCCCAAATGACATACCGTCCGGTGTCGCCGATGTAACGCCCCTTGCTGAAAGCTACGTAGCCCTCGATATAGATCTTTAGGTCGGCGTCATACATCACGCTGGTGGCCGCGTCACCTTTAGGGTTTTTACCCCGTGCGTGGCTGATGAAGATGAAGAGTTTGTCAGGGAACGCCTCTTTCAAGAGGATATAATCGCGGTAGTTCATTTGCGTGTACTGGATACTGTCGATCACCACGATGTTGAAGCTCTTGTGACGGGCAAGTCGTTCCTTCAGTGCCGGGACGTCTTCCTTGATGAACGCCAGGCGGCGGCTTACTTCGGCCATGCCGAACCGACGCAGGTTGTTCTGCACCGTCAGGCAGGTGCCTTCCTCCAGCGAATTGAACGCCACCCGGTCGTATTTGCACAGCTCTTTGCAGAGTTGCATGACGAACGAGGTCTTCCCGTTGCCCGAATTGCCCCAGATGAACCAGACACCCCGGTTCTCGGGCGTATCGAACGCCTCTTTCCATTTTCCCTCAAAGGGGAATGTCTCATATTTCTTGTCCAGGATGTCCCGGACGCTTATTGCTCGTTTCATGTTGTTTTCGAATTGTGTTCAAATAGCATTCGAACGGTTGTTTACTCGCCCATTCGTTTGACCCGGTGGATCGCCTTTTTCACGCGGCGTAGGTCGAAGTCGCACGGTTCGGCGTCGCGGATCACTTCGTCGATCTTTTTCCGGTCGCTCAGCCCGTTGGCAACACAGATGGAATAGACATCGTTCGGCGTGGTGGCCTCCAGCTCGAAGAACTTGCGCCCCATGCGGCTGTAGAACTCCTTGTAGCCGGGCTTGCGGTAGCGCAGGCCGTTCTGGATACGCTTCATGATATAGTCGGTCGAGAGGAAGATGATGCCGCATTTCTCCTCCAGCTTGTTGTACATGCTGATGAAGTAGTGGAACACTGGTTCGGTCAGTTTGTCGGCTTCGTCGAAGATCAGGAGCGGGGCTTCCATCTGGATCACGTCGTCCAGGCTCAGGCTCCACACCCCGCGGATGTTGTGCCCGTCGGTCTTGATACCCACCTTCCGGGCGATTTCACGCACGAAGTCTCCTTTCTTCATATCTTCGGAACAAAGGATATAGAACACCTCTTTGTGTTCTTCGGTATAGAGGCGGGCCGTCGTTGTCTTGCCACACCCGGCTTCGCCCACCACCCAAGTGACGTTGCGCCAGCGCTGGGCATCGTCGAGCGCGAAGTTGATCTCCTGGTAGGCGGAGGTCTCGACGATCTGCCAGCCGGTTTCGTTCTTTCCGCCACCGATCTGTGCGGCGATGTCGCGAAACATCTTATCCGAAATGTTTTCATACTTGCCGTTCACGATACAACTGATCGTGCCGACCGATGTGTTCTTCAAACTCCCGGCCGCCTTGTTTTGGCTGGGATACTTGGCGACGTAGGCGCGAAGAGCCTCGCGGATGGCGTCTTTCTGTTTGTTGCTTAATGCTTCCATTGTATGATTTTCAATTTATGATTCCTGATTTATAGTTTGCCTGCCACGTTGCTCAGGTTCACCTCGTTGTTGCCGCCGAGCTGGTCCCAGGTGACGTTACTCAATTCCTTGGTATCGCAACCCAATGAAACCCGCAGCGTCCGTCTCTTCGGTTGGCTGTACTGGCGTGTACGGCGGTCGAGCTGTTCCTTGGCCTCTTTGGAGAGTCCTTTCAGGTCGGGGCTGACCAGGCCGTGCTGTTCCGGAGCGACACCGTGTTCGTATTCGATCTCCTTGGCGATGACCTGGCGTTCGACACGCTCGCCGGCTATGGCCTCCTGTTGCTGGCGGATAAATGTTTTTTCCTCTTCCGTCTGTTCCTGCTGGGCGCGGTGGATGTAGATCGGCGGCAGCCCTACACGCTCGAAGCGCAACGCTCCGCCTTTGTCCATCCAGAGCAACCG